GCAGCCTCTGATGCCTTAGTCGTAGCCGTAGATGCACTCGTAGACGCACTGGTTGCGCTTGTAGCGGCTTCTGTGGCTTTAGTAGTAGCAGTGGTAGCACTAGCAGCGGAAGCCGTCTGAGAGGCACTAGAGGCTGTCTGAGAGGCACTGGCTGCTGTAGCACTTGTAGCAGAGGCTGTGGCACTATTGGCCGCATTAGTCTCTGAAGTAGCTGCGGCAGTCGCTGAGTTACTTGCGGCAGTAGCATACCCTGCAACACCTGAAGCACTAGAGGCCGCATCAGTGGCAGATGTAGCCGCCTGAGTTGCTTTGGTAGATGCTGTGGTTGCAGAGTTAGCCGCTTCAACGGCACTGGCCGCTGCATCGCTTGCTTTCGTAGTAGCTATGACAGCTTGTTCTGTAACGGCTAATAGTGTGGCGTCCGTATTGGAATCACCTGCACCACCGTCACCTCTAAATATAGCCATTAATAACTCCTACGAAAACAAACAAGGGAAAAAGGGAAAGGGGACTCCGTAGAATCCCCTTAGTTGTATTAGCTTACTGAACAGCCAATACGAATCCTGCTTCAGGACGCATTACTTGACAACCGTAAAGCGTATCAGCAGTGTAGAGAGTACCCAAGAACTCTTGCTTGTACTGGGTCTGTGAGCGAATACCTTGCTGCTCTGCAAGAACATTAGTGTCCTTGTGGATTAGCTGTGCGCCACGGATAGAAGCACCGCCAGTCGTGTCAATGACAGGTACGTTAGTAGATACAAACACATCAACGCCATAGAGGTTACCAATCTTGCCAGTCTCTACGCCTTTGCCATTAACAAAGTCAGTAGAAGTGTAGCGATCAATACCCATGATAGCGTTACGCAGTGAAGGAGGAACAATAAAGCTACGTCCGTCCATTGGTACGTCTGCATCATCCATCTTTTGAATCAAAGCACGGAAAGCACCGTCAGTGAAATCCTTAACGTCAGCGGCTCCGTCAGCATCAAATGCTTCCAAAGCACCTGCTGATGTAATCTGGAATGCAGCGTTGTGTACCCAAGAAGAACCGTCACCGTTACCGAAAGACTTACCAAGAGTAAACAGATCATCGTCTACTTGCTTGGCTAGGCCGTAACCTGCGTCACCAGTATAGAACTGACGCAAAGAAGCGAGAGCCTGTACTTCGGTGATGTCTTCAATCATACGAGAGAATTCAAAGTGCTTGTTGATGTTGATTAGCACTTCAGACTCAACAGCGTTCTGAATAGTTACAGCAGTGCCTTCGGCTTTGGCGTGAGCCGCACCACGAGTTGGCTTAGGTACATGGATGGTGTCGCCTTTCTTACCAGTCATGCTCATTTTTTTAACGAGGTTAGCTAGAACAAGATTGCTCTTGTATGCAGCAATTACTTCGTCACTCCAGATTTCTGGAATAAATTTAGCAGCAGATGTGTTGTCTACTGCACCGCCCATTGCGGGATAAGTTGAATCAGTCATAATAAAAGTCCTATAATGAAATTAGTTTCGGACTCTCCCTTCAGCATATGCTTGCATGATTTCATCAGACAAAGACAAATACCTATCAGGATCATCCTGCATTAGTTTAATAATGTCTGAGCGTCTATAAACTTTGCGAGATGCTGTCTCACCACTTCCCTTTGCACCGCCTGTTGAGGCAGTCTTAACAGCTTCTTTCCTGCTCGCTTTTTCCTGTGCTACAGTCTGACCAACAGCTTGTTGACGTTCCTTCCATAAACTGAAAAGCTCATCAGCGGCTTCATAGTCATACTGCGTATCCGCTTGTGCAAAGAGTTGAGTACGAATCTTTGATCCTTTAATCCAATCAACAAACTTACCATCTTGCAGAATCTCTTGCATGTCGGGATGACGTTGTTGCAATTGAGACTGCGCTGTCTGTTGCTTGTACTGCTGTGTTTGTGCTTCAGCAGCTTTGATTGAAGGATGATTCTTAATCGCTCTCTCGACTGCCTTGTCGGGATCAGAGAAAAAGTCTATATCTTCTTCAGCTTCTTGTGGTGCTTGTGTTGTTGTGTCGAGTTGTGTCTGTATGTAGTCGTCAACAACTTTACGTAGCTCCCCTACTTCACTGCTCTGTCGGCCTAATAACTTCTCAGCCTCTTGGTGCATCCGTACAATCTCAGCCGTTGACTTTCCTTTGTACTTGTCAGGGATGTCATCTTGTTCTTGAGGAGTTTCCTCTAGTTGAGGTTCCTCAGTTACTTGATCTGCTACTTCTTCGTTGTTGTCTAGTTCTTCTACTGGACGCTCGTCTATTAGTGTTGCCATTATTAAACTCCGTGATTTCTCATTATGGAGGTGTATTATGTAAGGATTCGGTTAGGAGTTAGCCTTACGCTCTTGTTGTAGCTTCTGCGCTCTATTCCTCTCCCACTGTCTAGTTGCACCTAAAAAATCACCAGACAGAGGGTCTAACTTGGAACGCACAGGACTTACAATTCTTTCTGCTATCTTGTCACAATCTAAACACGGTATGTGTGTACATTCAGAATCAACTAGTCTTTCGTTGATGTGACCCTGATCACACTTAAAGTCAACCAAGATACGCATTACTCTTGTGCATCTTCTAGTTGCTGTTGTTCAGCCGTGTCAAGCTGTGCTTCAAGATTAAGTATATTAGCTATGATTGAAAGTTGGCCTTTACGAAAGTGTAGGTCTTCCACATCTTTAGTTAATTCTACTGAGTTAATTAGTACCGCATTAGAGTTCAGGTCTTCTAACAGTTGTTTCCAACCTTCTGAACGAAACATATCTCTCATGTTGCGGTAATATAGTTCTAGCTTAGGGTCTATCATACTGTTTCTCCAATAAGGACAGTTGAGTTAATGTTAGTGTACCCTGTTATTATAACATAAAAGCATAAGAAAGTCAAGCATTATTTCTTATTTTTACTTGACTTCTGTGCAGTTTTGTTGTATATAGCGTCCCAGTTGCTTGCAAACTTCTTCTGGTCTGTCTTTCTCTGGGAGCTACCTTTGCCACCGTGGGTCTGACCCTTCATCGTTTCTTACCCTTATGTAGGCCATGTTTGGCGTGTTGCTTACCCTTGGCAGTGGCTTCTCTTTTCTTCTTGTTAGCAGCCGCTAGCTTCTTCTTACCTGCTGCGGTTGACTTTAGTTTCTTTATAGTCTTGGAGGGTGCGTAGACTTCGCCTGTCTCTGATGACTTCTTACCGCTAGGTGTACGCCACTTCTGCTTAGTCCACTTCTTTAAAGACTTCTGTGATTCCTTTAGCGCCATGACTTCCTCGCTTTCTGTTTAGCCTTATCCGACAAAGCACCATAGTGAAATAGCTTTTCACTAGTTTTACCGTGAGACTTTCCTGAGTGCAAAGAACCATCAGGCATTTTGTGTGTACCGCCTTTGTGAACAGTACCATCTTTCTTGTAGTGATTTACACCTTTCATTTGTAGCCTCCACCCTTTGCCTTGTACTCCTTGGCTAACATCTGAGCTTTCCTAGCAGACCATTGACCTGCCTTACCACCCTTAGTACCTGCTTTGATTTTATTAAACAAGTTCTTCCGCATGGTAGGCTTAGTGTAGTTACCTGCTTTATTTACTGTAGACTTTTTAGTTGGCATACTACTTACCTTTCTTAACTGGCTTCTTCTTAGGCTTTGCCGCTGTCTTCTTCTTTGGTGGTCTGCCTACTTTACTACCGTATGTACCTTTACCGTATGGCATAATCTTCTCCTACATTAAAGTGTCGTATTTCTGCATTTATATGTACACATAAGTGTACGTTTATAGTCCTATTAAGTTCCAACCGTGGTTTGCAATTGCATTGAGAATAATAAAGATACATGTAGCCATATGAGTAAACCACCAAACAGTCCTAATACTAGCGACAGTATTAGCTTGCTTATCTGTCTCACCTACCTTCTCCCCTAGACTCTTGGCCCAGATTCTCCACCACTTATGCATTACCATTTAGTTTTATCTGCCCAGTATGCCGCAGACATCTTACCTTTAGCTATGTTCTTGCCGTGTCTTGCTTTGAAGCTAGCACGTTTAGCCTTCATACGAGCAGATTCACCCGCCTTGGGTTTACCTGCTGTGCTTGCCCCCTGTTCTCCAAACCTAATGGTCTTAACTTTGTCACCTTCTTTCGCCACAACAACATGGCTTTTCTTCGGATGGTTAGGGGTACGCTTTGGTTTGTTATAACCACTTACACCTGCTCTAGCTAGTCTTGGATCTTTTTTTACTGGCATTCTTTTCTGCTCCTGTATTATCAGCTAATTGTTTCTCAAGCTGTACAATCTTCTTAAATAGTTCCTCAAACTTTACATTTACTTGAGCTACTACGTTCTCTAAATCTCTTGTGCTTACCATTACTGTAGTCCTTGTGTTGGTTGAGGAGTTGCTGTCTGAGGTTGTACAGACGTTTGATTAGCAACATTACCCTCCTTTACTGCTACTTCTCTTTCTTTCAGTAACTGCTCTGAAATCTTTAGACGCTTTTCAAACTCTTTGTCATCTGCGTCACCTGACTTAAGGTTAGTGGTGGCCGCTTTGATACGGTCAATCTCAAGCTCCTGCGGTATAGCTCCTGCCTCGACAGCCAACTTCTGCGCTCTAGCAGCAGACTCTTGTGCCTGTCCGTTAAGTGCAGCAGTCTGTGACGCTTGGAATGCCAACTGAGCTTGCTGTGCCGCCTGTGCCGCTTGCTGTGCTTCTGGGTTAGGCTGATTGGCTTGCTCAAGTGTAGCAATCAACTCTTCACGGTTAGACAGGTTCATGTTGTCAATGATGGATGTCACTAGCTTAGGATACATAGGCTGATCTGGTGACATGGTTTGTAGCAACTGCACAAGCTGTGTTACTTCATACTCACGGGCAATGATGCCTAGTGAGCTAGAGGTATGGAACTTGTAGTCAGCTACTGGGTATAGCTCAGGCTCAAACTGCATGTAACGCCATGCCGCCTTCTGTACAAACGGAATCAGGAAGGAGTCTTGGAAGTTAATCAGTGTACGCTTGTGACGCTTGATGATAGCACCTAGCGACATAGAGACACCTGCCGCTGTAGACTCACCGTTGATAGACCCTGCAATACCTGCTGAGTCAATAGCGCCTGTGGCAGTCTGCACCATAGTCTGTAGAGACTGTGCCTGTGCAAAGGTGATCTGGCTTACGTTACCAAAGTTAAATGGCTGTAGAACCTCAGCAGGGTTGCCGTTGGTTAGAATAGTTTTTCCCGGCTGTATGCTAGGCTTTGCACCTCTAGGCATACGTGATGCGTCCATAGCCATCATTGGGTGGATGGTTAGGGCAAGGGCATCAATT